AACGTGATAGACTGATGACAGCCGCACAACAAATAAAATCACGCATGTCTGACTCCGAATTTGAAGCGGAGATCTTGGAAGACATTGCCGAGTTTTATGACGATCCGTATGGGTTTGTCATATATGCATTTCCGTGGGGAGTAAAAGACACTCCACTGGAAGAGTTTGACGGCCCGGACACGTGGCAGGAAGAACAACTTAACCGGGTGCGTGACAATATAAATAAAGACCCGGAAGGCACAATTCGTGAAGCGGTTGCATCGGGTCACGGTATCGGCAAGTCAGCCGAGGTGGCGTGGATAATTCTGTGGGCCATGAGTACCAGGCCGCACCTTAACGGTGTAATCACCGCCAACACCACTAACCAGTTGACCACCAAGACGTGGAGAGAGTTAGCGTTATGGCACAAGAGATCAATCAACGCACACTGGTTCAAATGGACGGCCACGAAATTCTTTCACTTGGAACACCCGGAAACGTGGTTCTGCAGTGCGACCCCGAATACCGAACACAACAGCGAAGCGTTCGCCGGGTTGCACGGTACACATGTGTTAATTATTTACGACGAGGCATCTGGTATACCGGACAAGATCTGGGAAGTTTCTGAAGGCGCGATGACCGATCCGCGAGCCATGTGGTTCGTGTACGGGAACCCTACCAAGAACACCGGTAAGTTCCGCAACTGTTTCTCCGATGATAAGCATCGATGGCACACGCAACAGGTCGATTCTCGCACGGCGAAGATGACCAACAAGAAAGAGATCGCGGCACAGATTAAAACTTACAGTGAAGACAGCGATTTCATCCGGGTGCGTGTCAAAGGACAGTTCCCGCGTGCGGGTGACATGCAGTTCATCAGGTCAGACGTGGTCGATCAGACCATGCTTAATGAGGCTATCTATGAATCCTATTACCAAATGCCGATTGTCCTTGGTGTTGACGTAGCGAGGTATGGTGATGACCGATCAGTTATCTGCATCAGGCAGGGTCGTAAAGTTCTGGAGTTCAGGAAATATCGTGAGTTGGATACCATGCAACTTTCACAGCGAGTCTCGGAGGCGATCAAGGAATTTCACCCGGCGGCTGTCTTTGTCGACGGGGTTGGTATTGGAGCAGGGGTCGTTGATAGACTCCGCATGCTTGGATACGACATTGTTGAAGTCATTGCCGGGTCGAAGGCGCAGGATGGTGAATTGTATTTCAACAAGCGAGTAGAAATGTGGGATAGAATGCGCTCGTGGTTGCATGACGGTGCGGATCTTCCTAATGATTCCGAGACACGCAACGACCTGATCGGTATTGAATACGGGTATAACGATAAAGAGCAGATGCGGCTGGAGAGAAAAGCCGATATGAAAAAGCGTGGGCTGGATTCACCGGATGACGGTGATTCCCTGTCAATGACATTTGCCGAGATACTCGGCGATATGCTTCACAATTCTTTTGAACCAGACGAGTCGTTTGAACCAGCATGAGTAGACATATAATTACACGTGGGCCGACCGAGAAGAAGATCACTGGTGACTATAACCAGATCAACTTTGAGGACAGTGACGAGATCCGTCGCGACAAGATGGAAATGTGGATCGCCAAGAACGTCGGTATGGCATTGGTGAAACACTACCCGAATCGCCAGTGGGGGGTGCGCGTCAACATCGAAAGTCACATGTGCATTATCTCCTGTGACTCACTATCTTTGACACGGGGGTACCATTTGTTTTTCAAAGCAGATAGTCTCACTAGGTTGCAGGAGCGGGCAGTTATGGCTGCCGGTGAGATACTGGAACGATTCGGAGTATCACGTGCCAAGAAATTCGACTCAGACGTTATCGAAGCACTCCCACGAAACATCAGGGATGAAGTAATAAGCGAGGATGCAGATGCAGTCCGATGACCAGAAAGACCCGACTCGCACAGGCAACATGCCGGAAGGTGGCGAGTCAGAGAAAGGCCCGGTTGGATATACCGGTGATGTCGATGCGCCGTATGTAGATTCTGTGGAAGACCGCCCGCCGGGTGATCAACCTGAGTACGACACACCCATAGCTACATCTCCTGAAGAAGTCGCCATGCTGAAAGAGAAACAGCGTGTCGAAGATCTTATAAGCAAGGCGCAAAAGATCTATCACTCTTCGACCCGGTACATCGAAGCGAACATCACAACTGCATGGGAGCGAAACCTTGCGCACTTCAATAGTGAGCATGCTCCAGGCAGCCGTATCAACAGTCGCAATTACAAACGCTCGCGCACATTCAGACCCAAAACACGATCCAGTACCAAGGCAGCCGAAGCTGCGCTGACAACCGCCGCGTTCTCAACACTGGATCTGGTTGATGTTGAAGCTGAAGATCCTCGTGACGAGCGACAAACAATTTCGGCCGCTATTAATAAAGCCATGCTCCAGTATCGACTGGACAGGCGCATGCCGTGGTACCTGACTGCGATCGGCGCGTATCAATGTACCAAGGTTTACGGTCTGTGCATTTCTCACCAGTACTGGCAATACAAAACTGAGCAACAGATTGTTCCTGCACTTGATGAGCAGGGTCAGTTGGTTATTCAGGATGGCGTGCCGATGGGTAAACGTGAACGCAAAGTATTAAAGGATGATCTTTGCAGTGACCTCGTTGCCCCGGAGAATTTCCGTTTTGATGCAATGTGCGATTGGCGAGATCCGGTTGGCACAAGTCCGTACTTGGTTTACATCATGCCGATCTATGCTGAAGAAGCACTGACCCGCATGAAAACCGACGACCCGAAAACCGGGCAGAAGCAATGGAAGAATTATTCAATAGACACATTGCTTGCAACTCGCCGGAAACTATACGATCGAACCAGACAAGCACGTGAGGGCGATCGACGCATCGATCCGGCCAACGAGTATGTCACCGAAGAATTCACCATGCTGATGGCGCACATGAACATCATTCGCATGAATGGTGTTGACATGATGTACTGGACGATGGGTACCGAGTTGTTACTCACCGATCCGGTGCCATTAGCTGAAGCATATCCGCATCTGGATTCTGGTGAACGTCCTTTCACGATGGGTTTCTCATCCATCGAAGCATTCCGCAATTACCCTGCCGGTGATATCGAGCAAGGGGCCGGATTGCAAACCGAAGTAAACGAAGTCGCGAATCAGCGCCTCGATAACGTCAAACTGGTACTTAACAAACGATACTATGTACGAAGAGGTAGCCAAGTCGACCTCGATGCACTGATTCGCAACGTCCCTGGTGGTGGAGTCATGATGAACGATCCTGAAAAGGACGTTAAGACTGTCGAAACCCATGACGTAACCAGTTCCAGTTATCAGGAACAAGACCGGCTGATGATGGAGTACGACGATCTGGTCGGAAACTTCAGTCAGGCAACACAAGGTAACAAGCAATCGAAGGGTGCCGACAACACTAAAGGTGGTCAGGCGCAGATGGGGCTGTCTGCCAACGCAATGTCTGACTACAGCATGCGTATTTTCCTTGAAACGTGGATGGAAAAAACGCTGCGACAACTGGTCAAGTTGATCCAGTACTACGAAACAGACCTGACGATAATTACTCTGGCCGCGAAGAAGTCAGACCTGTGGTTGCGATATGGCATCGACAAGCCATCGGATGAATTAATTCGCAAGGATCTGGTTGTCAGGATCAACGTCGGCATGGGTAACACAGATCCCATGCGTAAAGTTGAACGTCTGCTTCTGGGTGTCTCAAAGATTCTGGAAGTACCCGGCATGAAGAGCCGGGTGAAACCGTCACCGATTGCAGACGATGTCTTCGGCGCACTGGGTTATAAATCAAGCGCAAGATTTTTCCGTACTGATGAGGAACAGGAAAAGCATCTGGAAGAAAACCCGCCTGAACCGCCAATGGAGATGAAGCTGAAGCAGCAGGAATTGGCAATCAGGCGCGAAGACAATAAAGCCAGGGATAAGAAGCAGATGATGGAATTGCAGTTGAAGCGTGAACTCGGTTACGCCGAACTCGCGTTGCGCGATAACATTTCGTTGCGCGAGGTTGAAGCTAAACTGGGGATCTCGGTACGCGCAGACGGTACACAACGAGACATCGCTGACCAGACTGATATCAGGACTCGTGAATTGGGTGATCAGTCAGATCGCACCAAACGAGATAGTGCCGCTGCCAGTGAAGTCGGCAAACGTGTAACTGCTATCGAGTCGGCCCGGCAATCGGCTGCAGCATCAACGGGGAGTGGCTGATGGGTAAAGGCGCGGTACAAAGTTTTGACGACAGCAACATCGAATTTCTCGATGAGGCCGAACGCGAACGCTATAAAGAGGCATTGACCGGCGAGCATTTCAGAGATTTTCTGATTAGTGCGGTTGGTAAACATTTGCATGCACGTGCCAAGCAGGATGTCGAAGAAGTAAAAACAGTGTTACTGGATCTGAATCCGCACAAGGAAGAAGACCGTGAAACGTGGAACCGGCTGCAATTGAAATGCGGTTCAGCAAAGAATTTTTTGGACTGGTGTGCGGAAGCTATTATTAATGGCGACACTGCATTCCAGATGTTAGAAGACGACGAGGATTAAATCATGACTACGGAAGCTACCAAGCGAGGCGCTTCTGCTGACAGCCAGCAGGAACCCGCCGTGCGCACAATTGAAGACACGCCGCGATTCAGCGAGATCGATTCCATGGCTGAAAGGTTTGAACAGAATCGCAATGATGAGCGTGATGGTGTACTGGCTACTGATTCTGATCAGGCATCCATGCACGCCGCCATCGATGAGGCACGTGGTACTACAACTGTCGAACCGGATGCCGATACGCCTGAAAGCGAGGCTGCGCCGGGCGTTGATGATGACGCTGCTACTGCGCCTGTCATGGAAAACTACATTGTCGAACATAACGGACAGCAAATGTTTAAAACTCTGGTCGATGGACAGGAGGTTCTCGTGCCGCTCGACCGAGCCAGAGCGCAGTTACAGAAACACGAGGCTGCCGAGGTCAGGTTGCAAATTGCGGCAAATCGGAGTAGAAATCTCGATGAGCGAGAAGAGCAGATACGGGTAAACGAGGCCGCTCTGCATAATCGTTCAGCGAACATCCATGAAGACCTACCATCCAACCCGGACGTAGGCGATCAGGAAGACCTCAGAAATGGGGCTCGCGAAGTCATTTCTTCGATGTTCTCGGACACCGAGGAAGAGGCTGCCGATAAGCTGGTGAATTTCATTACCGACAAGATATCTGGTTCGCCCCAGACCCCTGTCGAAACTGGAACGCTGGTTGATGCGGCTGCTGACAGAGCGGTAGAGAAAATAGATGAACGGGATACCGCGAAGGATGCTGTTTCTGGGTACGAACAATTCCAGAAAGATTATCCTGACATTATGGCTGACCAGAATCTGTTTCTCGTAGCTGACACCATGACCGACGAAATTGCGAGAGAACATCCTGATTGGGTGCAATCGCAAGTCATGGCAGAAGCAGGAAAGCGTACTCGTGAGTGGGCGGGCGGCAACAAGCCATCCGAAGATCTCACTGTCGAGAACGACTTGAATGATCGTCAGGACCGAAAGGATGATCTAGTGCCAATGCCTAGTGCTGCTGCTTCGGCTCAATCGGCTGACATCCGACCTACAGAGGTCGAGGGTGCGCAATCACCCAAAGATGCGCTGAACGAAATCAAGCAGTCGCGTGGGCAGATGACCTAGATCTGGTTTCACCTCGCGAGGGGTGTTTAGTAATACCAGGAGGGTTTTGTTATGACTGGACAAGTCTGGCAAACAAATAGCCTTGGCGGGTTCATGTATGCAGCCAACCTGAGTCGTAAACTCAGGATGGCACTGCAGCCCATGACCCGTTTCCGACAGTTCTGTGATGCCCGCGAGGCATTCGGACTCGGAAAGGGCGAAACCTTTAACTGGAACATTTATTCGGACGTAGTGACGCAGGGTGCTGCCCTCGTTGAAACGACCGAGATGCCGTCGACCAATTTCACGGTTGCTCAGAACTCTCTGACAATCACGGAATACGGCAACAGTGTTCCTTTCACCAAGAAACTCGATGACCTTTCCGAACAACCGGTCACCGAGGTCATCAACCAAGTTCTGAAGAACGACGCTCGTAAGGCACTCGATACTGCGGCACATGCGCAATTCGATCTGGCGAGCAGAAAGGTTGTGTCGTTAACCTCAAGCACCGTGTCTTTCTATTCCGGTGCGACATCAGGTTCTCATACCCACGCATTCAACAACGCGCACGCGAAGTTGGTTGCCGATGAAATGGCTGAGAGCGACATTCCGACGTTCGACGGAAACAACTACATGGCTATCGGTCGGCCATCGACGTTCCGTGCATTCAAAAACAACCTTGAAGCGATACACCAGTACGTGTCGGAAGGTTGGCACGTCATCATGAACGGCGAGAAAGGTCGTTACGAAGGCATTCGTTACTGCGAACAGACCAACATTGCATCGGAAGGATGGACGCTGTCAGACGCTATCTATTTCTTCGGTGCCGATACGGTCGTTGAGGCCTTTGCCATTCCCGAAGAGATCCGAGGAAAAATTCCCACGGACTTCGGGCGTTCAAGAGGAATCGCCTGGTATGCGGAACTCGGTTATGGCTTATGCCACACCGATTCTGTGGGACATGATGTCACACAATCCCGCATTATCAAGTGGGATTCGGCAACGTAAGGGAGCAATCAAGACATGTACACGTATGACAAACCCTTACGAATCACCTACCAGTTTGCGGCTGCTGCGATCGATACCGATGCTTTGATCGGTACGTTCATCGGCCCGCCGGGTAAAGTAGGTCGAATCGTTTCTTGTACTGTCGCGCTTACGGCGGCTGTCACTGTTGCTGCAGCGGGTATCGAGATCGGTATCGCTGCAAACGGAACGGAGAACCTGTCTTTTGATGTGCCGATTTTGGCTATCAATCTGGGTCACTCCGCGACGGCAGCAGAGATAGCGGCAGGGGCCGACATCATCGCTGACGCAGTGACTTATGTCGGTGCCGATGGCGATGCCAACGCAGGTGACGGCGACATCACAATCGTCGTTGACTGGTACTAACGGAGGACAGCCATCATGAAAGACACTAGTGGTTTTTCTTCGTCCAAAGACTATTCACCTCCGGGTCACAAGTCTTCAACCATTCGTGGTGCGAAGATGGATGACGGTGACAGCGTCGGTGTCGGTACAGGGCTCAGTGCCTTGTCCGGTTTCGACAGCGAGAATCCGTTAAGCCCCGTCGTGAAGAACAAGACAGGCCGAACCTCACTCGGTAAAAAGTCTGTCAAGTCCAAGGGCGAAAGCATGGATATGTGCTGACTCCGGTTGGCATCGATCTGTTAATCGGTTGGTCTGGGGGAGTTTCTCCCCCAGACCTTTTACCGGAGAATCGACATGGGTAATAAAATTCGTTCACCTATCATCACTACTTACGTTGATGAACATCTCGCCGTGTCACTGGACATGATCGACACTGACGAGTTGCGTCAGAGTGTTGAAGGTCGATTCAAGGCCGGTGAGGATCTGCAGGAAGGAGTAGCTGGCAGATCTGCAATCGACTCCGAGTATGAAAATACTCACGAATCAGTTTCCGAAACACCGAGGAGCGGCGAGCATGCACCGAAGCTGCGCGACCGTTTCATGTTTCCACACCGTTGAAGGAGCATATCGTGACGAGAAAAGACAAGTCAGTACCTGTTTTCGATCCAGCAGCACCGTACAGAAAAAATGTCGGTGAATCTTTTTGCGTTCTTGTACAGGACGGCAACGAGTTCAACCAAGGACATGCGTATCTAGGACTGGCTGAAGAGGCTGCTCCTGCTCCTGCGCCAGACCCGAAGAGCAAGAAGAAAAACGGCAACGCTAAAAAGTCCACTGGTAAAAAGCCTGGTGGTAAAGGTGCCAGTAAACTGTCTGCTGCTGCCAAGGCTTATCGTGCTGCGAAGAAAGAAAACAAAAAAGCCAAGAAAGCAGAAGACGATAATGGCTGATGAGTACATTTTTACAACTTGTACAGGAACTGCATCGTGAGGTAGGTGCCGCTGGTACCGCCCCGTCAGCAGTTACAGGCCAAGTGGGCGAAGCGGCCCGCATGGTCAATTGGGTAATCTCTGCTGATTACTATATCCAGATGCTGTGGCATAACTGGAAGTTCCTGAAGCATGCAACCGGGTTCTCTGTCAGCACTGTCGCATCAACAGCGACTCTCGCTAAACCCACGTCCCATCATTTCTGGGACATGGAAACATTCAAAATCGACGGTGGTCCTCTAGCCGCTGTCGAGTATGAAGTCATGAAGGCAGATGTTCTTTCTACGACCGAAGCACAACCCGGTCGTGTCATCATAATGCCCGATAACAGTCTGAAGTTTGATCCGATACCTGACGATGCGTACCTGATCACGGCAGACTACTATCTCCAGCCCACCAAATTGGCGGCAAACGCTGATGTGTCAGCAATACCACTGACATATCATCAGGTAATCCTTGGCAGAGCGATGCAGCTTTATGCCAACTACGAAGACGCTGCCGAAGCGAAAAGGCAAGGCACTGAAATCTACGATGAGTTCATACAGCGTCTACAAGATCACCAGTTGCCTAGCCAAGAATATTCGCAATTCAAAAGCACAGGCAACTTTATTGAAGTCATAGCGAGTTAAGTATCATGGCCGCTCGCGGTAGCACAAAAATTCAACACTTCTCGTTTGGTGGTGGGCTAGATCTTGTCACCCCGGCGATCTCAATTAAAACTGGTGTTGCAATTGCCATGACAAATTATGAACCGTGGTACAACGGCGGTTATCGGCGCATACCCGGTTTTGAAAGATTCGACGGCAGACCAAAACCCAGTGATGCCACCTTCCAGGGAATGGAAGTAGACACAGTCGATGGCTTGTCTCTGGGGCAAACGGTTACTGGCAGTGATTCCGGGTTCTCAGGTGAGATCTGCGGGATCTGGGATGACGATGGCACGTATGGCAGTGACTCCATCGGGATCACCAAGGCAACCGGCACATTTACCATTGATGACACGTTTGCCTTATCAACTGTTTCAGTCACATCAACACCCGGTGCGCTCATATCACCGTCGCTTGATATCGAGGACATCTGGTTACTTGAAGCAAGAGATAATTACCGGGCCGACATAACCGTGCCACCGGGTGCCGGTGTCGTGCGTGGTGCCTGGCAATTGCTCGACAAGGTTTATTGCGTCAGGGATAACATAGGACAGACAGCCGGTGTCATTCATGTAGCGTCTGCATCAGGCTGGACAACTACTGGTGTCAATATGACATTTATTGTTCCATTTAACGGCGGGCTCGCGGCAGGGTCGGCTGTTGTTGAAGGTGACACGCTGACCAATTCCACTATTGGAGAAACAGCAGTCATCCACAAGATCGTGTTGAATGAAGGATCTGTTGCGTGGGACGGATCTGGTGAAGGATATTTTATATGCCACACGGTGAGTGGTGGTACGTGGGCTGATAGCGATGTGCTTGAATCACCGGGTACAACAAAAATTGCCGACGCAAGTGCAGCCGGGTATACGTTGACATTGTCAGCCGGTGGACATTACAAGTTTCATAACCATAACTTTTTTGCACTGGCCGATTCATACAGTGCATACGCTTGTAGCGGAGTTGATGACTTTGCTATTGAAATAGATCAGAGCGGGTATGTCTCGCCGATAATGATGCCGGGTGTTGCACCGACTGCTGGCGACGTTTTGCCGGTTGGTAATCCGTTTCTTATTCAGGAACACAGAAATCACTTGTTTCTTGCGTACCCCGGTGGGCGAGTTGTTCATTCGACTGTTGGTCTTCCATTCAATTTCAGCGGGTTTCTTGGTTCTGCCGAATTCGGATTGGGTGATGAAATAACCGGCATGAACAGTGTTGTCGGTAATGTCCTCGTGTTGACGACAGACAGAGAGACACGCGGCCTGTTTGGTAAGAGTGTTTCTGATTGGGAAATGAAACTGGTCGGCGAACAAACCGGTGGTAAATTGCACTCAACGCAGAAGATCGACACGATTTATGCGCTTGATGATTTGGGCATTACCAGTGTGGCGCGTACCGATGCCTTCGGTGATTTTGTCGGCGCTACCGTGTCACAACTTATTCAGCCGATCGTCACCCAGTTGCGCGGTCAGTTCACGGATTCAACTATCGTGCGAGAGACAAACCAGTACCGGCAATATTTCAGTGAGAACAGCGCGATAATTCTGTATGTACCCGCTGGTGGACGACAGGATTACAACCGTAAGAAAGCGCCGGAATTCGGATTTCTTGAGTACCCGTATCCGGTACTGAAGATCTACAACACAGATGATGAAACCGGTAAAGAACGAACCTATTTTGTGTCTGACGCTCTCGGTGGTACCGATGGTGACGACGGGTTTGTATACGAAGACCAGATCGGCAAGGATTTTGACGGCGCTGTTATTACTTCGTTTGTACGGCTGCCGTTCAACCACGTCGGATCTCCGCTACGTCGCAAACGATTCAGACGAGCGGATCTGGAACTCAACTCTCCACAGCAGCAGGATCTGAAGTTTATTGTGGATCTTGATTACAGTGGTGATGAATTTATTTCGGGAACGCATGACGTATCTGTTTTCGGTAGTGGCGGGTTTTGGGATTCAGACAACTGGGATGAGTTCACATGGGACGGCGCTTCAATTGCCAGGGCTAGAGCAAATATAACCGGGACGGCAACCAACATAGGTTTCATGATTTTCAACGAGACTGCATACTCAGACCCGTTTATACTTCAGGGAATGATTCTGCATTACGACCCCCGGAGGCTGCAGAGATAAATGGCTAACAATTATTGGGTACATACCCAAGCTTTTATTGCGAACACGAAGGTTCGTTCATCGGAGATGAATCCGAAGCTGGATGGTATTGAAACAGCATTCGACTTATTACCTGTTGCTGCTGACGCAATGTCGACCGGCAAGTCCACCTTTGCTACTGAAACAGGTAGTGGGAACGCTTATGCAATTGCGTTCACCGGGACAGATGTCAGGACGGTGAACACCACGGGTGATGAAGCAGTCTTCGTTGCCACGCATACCAACACAGGCACGCCAACTCTTGATATTGACACCATCGGCGCGATAGAAATTAAAGGCCCGGATGGGGCTACATTGATTGCCGGTGATATTGCAAACGGTGTCGTGTACGTTGTTCGATTCGACGGAACAAATTACCAGTTAATAGGACCGTCGACCAGCTACATCACAAACGCTGCGTTGGAAGCAAGTTACGCTGAAGAATGGGCGCAAAAAGCCGAAGACAGTGCAGTGTCTGCTGCTGCTGGTGGTGGAGCCGGGCAATTCTCGGCACTACACCACTCTGCAAAGTCTGCTGCCGAGACAGTCCTGTGTCAGGACGAAACAACTTTGTGTGTAGCCGAAACAGCACTTTGTGTTTTGGAAACCAGTTACGCTGAAGAATGGGCGCAAAAAGCCGAAGACAGTCCTGTGTCTGCTGCTGCTGGTGGTGGAGCCGGGCAATTCTCGGCACTTCATTGGGCTGCAAAAGCAGCCGGTGGGTCTGCTCTTCTGCGCGATGGATCTGTGTCGGCAATTGCGCCAATAGAATTTGTCGATGGAATCGTCACAGCACCTTCGCTTACTTTCACCAATGAAACCGGATCGGGTATGTGGAGTCATGCCAACTACGTCGGTTTCTCACATATCGGTGATCTTAAACTCAGCCTCGATGCTGCCGGGGTAGATGTAACCGGAACACTCGACACGACTGACGCACTGACAGTTGCAGCAGGAGGTATAACGATAACCTCTGGAGATCTTACAGTTACCTCTGGAGATCTTACAGCTACCTCTGGAGATCTTACAGTTACCTCTGGAGATCTTACAGTTACCTCTGGAGATCTCACAATTACTGCTGGTGATTTTATTACCAATGGTGGTGCCATGGATCTGACGGGTGGTAATCATACAACTGGTGATGGCAATGTCGCTCTGGGACAAAATGCGCTTTTAGGGGCTGATGCTGATGTAGATCATTGCACCGCTATCGGCGCTGGAGCCGGGTTGTCCAATAGTGATGGTCTTAGGAATACATTTATCGGTTATTCCGCAGGTATATGGTGTGCTACGCCGAATGACACCATAGCTTTGGGTTGGAAGGCAGGAGGAACTACCGCCATAACGGGGGATTCAAATATTATTATCGGATCGATGGCCGCATATACCTTGACGGAAGGGGCGGCTAATGTATGTATAGGTACTAACGGACAATGCGGCACGACAGGTGACTTCAATGTGGTTATCGGCGGCTCTTTTAATGACGCAACATCAGCTTCTAGAAATGTAGTTATCGGCGGCGCTGTTAATACCGGAGTCGCAACCGGGGCTGATAATATACTAATGGGCTGGGGCGCAGCCAACGTCTTGGAATCAGGGTCAGACAATATAATACTAGGGGCAGCAGCCGGTGATGACCTCACTACCGGTGGTGAAAATGTTTTCATTGGGCATGAAACCGGTAGCACAGTGACAACCGGATCTAAAAACATATCTATTGGTGTCTCTAATGTATTAAATGCAACAGGTGCTACCAGTAGGATTGCGATCGGGTCAGATTTACCTGTTAACACCGATAACTATGTATATATAGGTAATACCACCAATCATATTTACGCTGATTTTAATTCGGCACTTGATTGGTACTATTCATCTGACGAACGAATGAAGAAAGATATCGTTGATGCGGATCTTGGGTTGTCTTTTATAAATGATCTTCGTCCAGTTACTTTCAGCTACAAGTCACCCAGTGAGTACCCGGAAGAGTGGACAAGTTATGACTCGGAAAACATAAAGCCCATGTCAGACAGAGTCGACCACGGGCTAATCGCACAGGAAGTAAGAGTTGCGATGATGAAAGCGGGTATATACGAATTTGGTGGGTGGGACGAGCAACCTGACGGTAAGCAAGCCATTTCACCATCTGCTTTTGTGTTCCCATTGATAAAAGCTGTTCAAGAGTTGCTGGCCCGAATTGAGGAACTAGAGGAAAAAGCCAATGCCCGATGACACTACAATGCCCGATGACACTACAATGCCCGATGACACTGCTGTCAGCGAGCCGACAGTAAGTGACATGAAGGTCGAAGCGCCTGATGTCGCAGAAACGACAACGCAGGATGCTGTTGCTTCATCTGGAACGGTTACCAACGCTGTTGCAACAACAGGTACCTCGACTGATGCTTCATCGACCACTGCAGATCTCAGCCAGACGGATACGGCTGACGATGCGCTCGCCGGTAACATTGGCGAAGTCAAGGTTGCCGACACACCGGACCAGTCATCTGCGCACCAGTTAAATCAGATTACGTCGCAGGACAGCCCGAACATGGTGCGAGCCAAACAACAGGGCATGTTGTCGGCAGCATCTCGTGGACTTCAGAATTCCAGTATTGCTGCCGGGGCATCTCAGGCAGCCATGGTCGATCGTGCCACTCCCCTGGCACTGCAGGATTCAAAGACTGCTGCAACCAGAGCGTTAACCGATGCTGCCATTGAATCAGACCGGCAAAAGACGCAAGCGGGTTACGACACTGATGTCAGCAAATTTAATGTGGGTGTTGCTGCGGATCTGGACAAGTTCAACACAGCACAGGCAAATGATCTGGCAGCTTTTAATGCAAAACTTGAAACTGAGGTTTCCGAGTTTAACGCCAACGCTGCGAACAAGATGGAAGAACTTAATGCTCAATTGGAAACAGCAGTATCTCAAGGTAATGCAGAAGAAGCAAATAAACTGGAAGCACAAAAAGCGCAACTGGAAACAGATGTTTCGACATTCAACGCCGATGCAGTGAACCGTGAGTCGCTGTTCAACGCAGAAGCAGCGAATATGTTTGAAGCTGAAGTGCTGCGACTGAACACGGATCTCAACAAGCAATATCTGGCCGGTACGCAAGCAATGGATCTGGCCGACATTCAGGGCAAATACCAGGCGTTGATGTCAACTAACGAAACTGCAGCGGGCCTGTACAAGTCGTTCTTTGAAGGCATCTCGTCGGCCATGGCAAACAAGGATATTTCACCTAAGAGAATTGCCTCTTATGTGAGTGTTCATCAAGACATGCTCGTGGGTGCGCTGGAATTGATAGACACGATCGGTGGGCTCGACCTTGGTGATTTCCCGATGCCGACTGTTACCGGTGGTCCGGGGAAGGAAGATATTCACTCAACTCCACCGGTAGAGGACTCTGAAAGTTCTACTGATGTTGACTATCCATGGGATGATTCAAACTGGCAGGGTTAATTTATGATTATTCGACCAGCAACATTGAAGGATATTAATGCGTTGATGCGGTTCGCACTGGAACAGGCTGAACTGTACCCGCAACTGAAACCCAATGAGCGGAATATGCGGGTGATTGGTGTCGAGATGATCAGTTCTGCCGCGCATTACGCCATGGTCGGTCTGGATGAGAACCGCAAGGTTGGCGCTGCTATAATGGCGCACGTGCAGAACAGCGTCTGGGCGCAACGGCAGCATGCGGCGGTTGCGTTATGGGTGTCGAAGATCCCCGGTGGTGGTGCCGAACTGTTACGTGGTTTCCGTGACTGGGTGTTATCACGACGAGCAATCAAGGTCGCCGGTATGGCACCTGACGTTGACATCGATCCGCGCACGTGGATGCTGACAGAGAGAATTGGTTTCAAAAGGCATGGAGGTTCGTACCTCCTGTACAACTGAGGGTAGAGCGATGGGTTTTAATCCTATTAAGAAAGTTAAAAGGGCAGTCAAAAGCGTTGTTCACGGTGTCGGTAAAGTCGTGAAGAGTGTATTCGGTTTTGTCGGCAAGATTCTGAACTCAAAGATCGGCAAGATCATCATGCTCGCTGCCACGGTATTTACAGCGGGCCTGGCACTCGCGGCCGGTACGGCAGCCTACAGTGCGTCTATGACCGCCTCGCAGGGTTTCATGAACAGTTTTGTTTCCGGTGCCAAGGCATTCGGTGCGGCGCTGATGGACCCGATCGGTACTGCGAAGAAGCTGAAAATGTTTGGCGGTGCCGGGCTCAAAACAGCCGAGGCTGCAAAAATTGCAAACGCTGCCGGGCAAACCGGTGATGGTGCAAGGCTATTGACCGTCGGTGACAATACCGTTACGACTTCTCCTGAAGCACTGGTCGATGCAACCAAGGCAGCGGGCGGGTCGACTGTCGATCCGAATATAGCTAACCAATTGGGCAACAACACGGCGGGTATTGTTAATACTACTCCATCTGGTTTGCCCGGTGGAGGTCAGGGCGTGGCGGGGCAGCACACTGGATTTGCTGAAGGGTTATACGATGCTGGCTTGACCGGGACAGGAACCCCGGTGCCGGTAGTCCCAAAGGAGGGTTTGCTGAAGAAAGCGAGCAAATATGCCGGGAAAAAGCTCAAGCCTGTTACTGATTTTGCAAAGACATCCGGTGGTGGGCTCATGTTGGGTCAGGCTGCCATGGGTTACGCATCGGGTAAGGCTGCCGAGTCCGTCGAGAAACGTCGACTGGCGCAGGATCGTTGGTGGGATGAGCAATGGCATGCCGGATCTGAATCGATGGCAGATCTGGACAATACTGATTTCTCGATACCGGTCAACCCGGACTACGGTACCCGTGCGCAAGCTCGGGTTTCGGATCGTGGACGCAACCGGTACGCACCGACAGTCAATTACGGATCGTGAGGAGATAAACGATGGGTGTGCTACAGCAACAGCAACAGGGTGGTGGACTGCCGCAGACCGAAGACGTGCCGCCCCCGGCTATCGCCTTGCCACAGGCACAGGCACAGGCACAGGCCGGTGCGCCCCCGCAAGGCGCTCCTGCGGGCGCAGGGGCCGGTATGCCGCCACAGGCCGGTATGCCGCCACAGGCCGGTGCGCCCCCGCAAGGCGCTCCTGCGGGCGCAGGGGCCGGTATGCCGCCACAAGGTGGCCCGCCGGTCGATCAGGGTCCGGTCGATGCTGACGGGCTGCCAGTCGCGGCTAAACGGCCCGGCCCGGCGGGATATCACAAGGCACCGGGTGTCAATGAGGAACAGGCCAATCGGCGAGAGCAGAAGGAATATGAGCGGGCCATGCGGGCGCTGATGAACGTGCTGTACGAAAACGACTCGACCAGTAACGCGATCATGCAGCAGATCAACCCGGAAGACCCGATCAGTTCGACGGTCAAGGCCGGTGTTTTGCTGATCAATGAACTCGACAAGAAAGTCGACATGGACGAGAACATCATTGCGCCGGTCACCATGGAAGTCGTCACCAGGCTTATGGAACTGGCAGAAAACCGTCACGGTATCGAATTTCAGGAAAACGAAGGACAGGCAATCATGGGTGCCACGTGGGAAGGTGTCATGACATCTTTCGGTGTCGATCAGAGGG